CAAAACGACCCGTCGAGGCAATTATGACCAGTCGTGTAGATAAACAAGCGCAATCCTTTTATAGGGTTGTAACGTCCTTTTCCGGGACTGAGAACCCGAACAGTGCAATCGTTAACTACTCTAACTCCTTTAACGGCGCGGACGATCCGCGCTGGCGAAGTAAAGTTAAGAGTGTACGCAACGCCACCAACGGGTATGCAGTTAGCCGGAGAAGGGTGTACGCACCAATTACGGTAGCGTCCACTTACTATATCCCGTCCAAACGGGTGCTTGTTCATTACGGGAACTTCTTCTATAACATAGGCACGTCGCCTAATTATAGGTTCCCTCAGCACGATCAGGTAATGCTCGACAAAGTACGGGCTATCGCTGAAGCTAAGTTCATCGCTCGTGCCGACGAAGCGCTAACCTCCTTTCAGGGAGGCGCGTTTCTAGGTGAGCTTGGATCTACGCTTCGCGGTTTACGTCACCCGCTTGCAGCTCTTCGTCGTGATATGCCAAAAGCATACCAGGACATCCGTAAACACTTCTACCCAAAAGGTAGCCCGCATTCTCCCTCTGCCGCAAGGCAGTGGATGCGCGGGGGGAAGCAAACCAATGCTTCCAAAGCTTACGGTCGGGCAGCTCGCGCCGCCGCCGGTACCTGGCTAGAGTACGCTTTCGGCTGGATGCCCCTATTTCATGATATAGGGGACGCCGTCAACGCTCTAAGCAGACCTCAGTTGGTTACCCAGAATGTAACGAGTGGTATCGTACATCTCCGGGGCCCTGAAGCGTCACAGGCCGAATACTTAAGTCAAGGTGCTCCTATTCAGTTTCGCGGTAATACGCGGACTCGGAATGAGTACTACGCTAGAGTAAAGGGTGTGGTAGGTTTCTCCACATCCGCGTCGGGACGGCGGGCAATGGATTTCGGCCTTACAGCCAACCATTTCCTGCCAACGATCTGGGAAGTCCTCCCTTGGTCGTGGTTAGTGGATTATTTCACTAACGTTGGTGACATAGTTAACGCCGTTAGTTTCAATCGTGCCTCTGTCCGCTGGGTCTCCAACTCAGCGTGGTATGAAGGTACGAGAGAGATATTCATGCGCGGCGAGTCTACGAACGTAAACTACAGTTTGCTTTCGTCAGGACCGTACAAGAATACTTGGTACAATTTCAGGTTGTCAAGAACGTCCATCCTGGACTTCGCACCTGAGCTTGCCTTTGACCATGATCTCGGGATCCGTCAAGGGGTAAACGCTATATCTGCTTTGATACAGCGCTTACGCTAAGTCATCTCCCACACACCGCAAGGATGCGTACAAAATGGCTATTAACCTTTCTGGCGCCGTGACTGGCGCCGCGCAGACCGGCCTCACTTCGCCGACCTACACGGTCGCGAGTGCTCAGGCACCCACTTCCCTTGGGAAGCAATACATCGTAGCGTCCCTCGGCGGGACGCAAACCGGTGTAGAGCCACACGCAGGCAGTAACCCGTTCTTGATCAATTTCGTCGTTCCGGCTAATTACCGTAGCGTCCAGATGGTCAACTCAGCGGGGGTCGGCCTGTCCCGAGGCATGAATGTCACCTCAGTCAAAGTACTTAAAGGAGTTTCGGTCGACGGCGCCGCTAACAAGCGCAACGCCTTGTTCGATCTCCAGTGCCGCATCCCTCCGGGTGCGGATGTGTACGATCCTGAGAGCATTCGTGCGGCCATATCGTTCCTGATCGGTGTACTGAGCAATCAGTCCGCCGGTTTCGGTGATACGGTCATCGCAGGTGCTTCCTAAGTATCTGCGGGCGAAGTGGAGTGAGAGGTCTGCCTCAATCGAGGCAAAAATGACATGTCGATCGACAGTCAAGCTCTTTTTTCTTCACTCGAGGAAGACCTTCGTGCTAGTTGTCCTAGTTATAGGGGCCCTGCAAGGGGCTCCGTGGCTGGAGCAAGTAGTAGAAAAGCTGCTGCTGCAGAGTCTTTAGCTGCCTCCTTCTTTAAAAAGTTGGTTGACGTTGAGGACGAAACTGCAGAACAGAGAGCCGTTGAGCTGTTCCTTGATTGTAACAGCTCTTGTCGGCAGTGGTCTCTGCAACTGGAGTCTATGCTTGATGAGTACTTATTCGGTGAGTTCTTGTCGGCTTTACGCCGCCTCCTCTTTGAGTTTCGTGCTCCGACTTCGAGCCCCCGCGCTGGACCTGGTTCAGCTTCCGGGGCGACTGGAACTAGCTACTATAGCAAGTTTTGGTCGTCGTCGTTAACGACGACAACTCCAGCCCTATACGACCTGTACAAAGAGTCGTGCAGATCTACATCTCCGGAATGTGCCCAAGCGGAATCCATCCGTGAAGCGCACTATGGGGTGAAGATCCTCGAAGCCTCGCGACTGACAACAGTCGCTAAGACACGGGAAATACGACGGACGATCTGCGTCGAGCCTTCGCTAAATATGAGCACGCAGCTCAATATCGGCGATGAGCTTCGCAGGCTTTTGGTCCGGCACTGGCACCTCGATCTTGAGGACCAGGCCATATTCAACCGAATGCTTGCTCGGCGCGGATCAAAGGACGGTACATTTGCGACCATCGATCTTAAGTCCGCCTCTGATCTGATCTCGGAAGGTCTGATCATGCGGTGCTTAAGAGACAATGGCCTCATCGAGCTGTATTCATGGCTTAAATTGTGTCGTTCTCCTAAAGTGTCTATTGATGGTAAGGTTCATGAGCTCGCTATGTGGAGCACCATGGGCAATGGGTATACATTCCCGTTGCAGACCGCCATCTTTGGGTGCGTCGTTAAAGCTGTTTACGTCCTCTTGGACATCCCGTTCAGGCTAAGGCCTGGGCAGGAATACCTCGATGGTAAATGGATTTACCAGCCCTGTACAGCTGCGATATTTGGCGATGACCTCGTCGTGAGCAGTCAAGCTTACTCGATGGTTTGTCGCCTATTGAAGCTTATCGGGGCTACGGTGAACAGCTCTAAGTCGTTTAACAACGGCTGTTTCCGCGAATCCTGCGGTATGGACTTTTACGAAGGCCATAATGTGCGCGGCGTCTACATAAGGACGCTTTCGCAACCACAGGATCGTATCTCTGCAGTCA